TCCTCTGACGGACATTACGACGAAGCGGACGCATCAGCAGCGAGTTCCCCGGCGCTCCCGTGTTCTGCTTTGGCTATCGAAACCGGCACAGGCACCAAGAAGGTTCTACGCAGAGGGTTGCTTTGTAACACCGGGTGGGCGTGGACTCCGGGCCTCCCGATTTACGTCAGCGAAACAGCCGGGAACCTGACGCAGACCGCCCCCACCGCTTCTTCGGCTGGCGGGGAGTACGTCCAACATGTCGGCATCGCGTTGAGCGCCACAATAATCGACTTCCAGCCCAATCTGGTCTACGCTAAACTTGCGGCAGCATAAAGGGGGCTTGTATGGCTCTATACACTGAAAATTTCAATAGCGAAACGATTGACGCGCAACCGTCGAATTGGACGGAGCAGTGGCACGACACCGTAGCCTCTGCCCTTACGAAGGCAGGCGGGAATATCGGCGCTGGCGACAACGGCTCCAAGCAAATGTACGTGGAGCACACAAGTGACGAACGCTACGCCATATCATTCGACACGCCCGGAACCAGCGTGGGTGATTGCGAAATACTGGCTTTGATCAACACGCAGGCGTCTTCGGACGGGGTAGCCCGGTTGGTGGCCAGAGGGTCCGGGGACAGCGCTGCGGAAACGGGCCTGTTTTTGGAGATTCATTGGGACTATCTTGAACTTTATCAATACAACGCTGGCGCAGCTGCCGACCTTAGTGGCAATCTCGCCATTCCCCGCGACACCTCCAAGCAATACTGGGCCAGGTTCAGTTGCACCGGTAGCTCCGGGGACATAACTGTCAAAGGGAAGGTTTGGGAAGCCGGGACCCCGGAACCTGAGAAATGGTCCTTGATCGGGACTTCAACCGCAGCTATCGCTTCCGGGTGGTGCGGCTTCAGCTCCTACCGTGGCGGCTCCTCCGCAGGTGCTTATGTTGACTACTTCGCTGTGGATACTACCGGCGCCACGGTTCCCCTCCCGGATTGGGACGCCCAGCTGGTCAACCCCGGAGCGGAAGCCGGGGGTGAAGGAGTAGGCTGGACCGACCTTCTTGCCGGTGCCGGAACGACTCCTCAGCAACGGGCTTCGGGCGCAGACGATGGTGGGCGGGTTGTAGCGCGCAACGGCTCCTACTACTTCGCGTTGTCCTCCTCCGGGGACCCGGAAGCGTTCTATCAAGATTGGGACGTGCCTGCCATTCTTACCGCTGCGGTTGATCGGGGCGAAATAGAAGTGGCAGCTGAATGTTATTTCGACACGTACAGTGCCGATAACGACGAAGAAGCGTTCATACTTGAATGCTACTCCTCTACCACTACCAAGGACGAAACGACCTTGTTGGTGCGGTACGAACTCCCGTGGTTCAACGAACATACCGGGTGGCAACTCCAACTTATTGAGCGACATATCCCGCCTGGAACCCGGTGCTTGAGGCTCCGGGTGGATGGTGACCGGGCTTCCGGCACGCAGCTGTCGGCGTACATTGAAGACTTCGCTTTGGCCCTCAAAATCTCTGATCGACTCCGGGTCAACGTACCGATAGTCAACCCGGCCCGGAACCCTTCGGATATGACGGGCTGGACCACGGACAACTACCGAGTCAGCTCTGCTGAAAACAGCGGTTTGCCCTTGCCTTGCGGCAACTTCTTCGACGGAGGAAGCGCTGCAACTTCTTACCTGGAGCAAACGGTTGAGTTGGAGACTCCCACCGCCCAGCTCATTGATATTTACGGCCAAAGCTCCTACGTGGAAGAGGCTCCGACCGGGAATGAGTTGTGCATCTTCTTCTTCGATATGATTGCCGGGTCCTACGAACTCCTGGACACCCTCCAATTGGTCATCTCCTTCCTGGACGCTTCCAATGGGGTCCTGGGCACCCTTTCTTCTGCTAATAAGGCGTGGGACGTCAATTGGGAGGGCATGGCTTTGTCCGTAGTCCCTCCGCAGGGGACCCGCAAAATCAAGTTCCGATTTGATGCGGTCCGTTCGGGCGGTACGATCAACAGCGGTTTCGTTTCCATCATGGATTCGTACCTTACCGTGCCCAGGGACCCGGTGGGCTGGGCTACTCCTTCCATGGAAGCCTATTCCAGCGACGAAGGCACCGTGTTGTATAGTAGCGAATACAGCACCAGCTACAAAGGGTGGTACGCCCTCGACCACGACCGGGGAACCGCCTGGATCAGCCTTGCGGCTGACGGGGCGCCCTCTGTCGGCACCCCACAATATATCGGGTTTCAATTCCCTTCGGCGCGAACCATCCGGGCGTTCTCGTTTATCACCCGGAACAGCGCCAACCACGACCACCCCAAAGACTTTACGCTTCAGGGGAGCAACAACGGTTCTGATTGGGACGTTCTTCATGCTGTTACGGGTTTGACCGGGCTGGCTGCGAATGAACAAAGCCCGATATACGAAGTGGACAGCCCCGGTTCATATTCGTACTACCGGCTTCACATCACCGCCAGGGACGGTTCTGAAACATGGGTGTCTGTCGGCGTCCTCCAGCTTTGGCAAGACGGGAAGATTGTGACCCCGGCGTTGACTTCAGCCACTGTTCCTACCGGCGCCACGGTCACTACCTCCTCCGATTATGACGCCAACTACCCTGGCTGGGAAGCGTTGAATCAAGACGATTCCAACAGCGCTACTTGCTGGATATGCGGCAATGACGCGGAGGTAACGGAGGTTGACCCGGAATGGTGGCAAATTGAGTTTCCAATAGCCACCCGGATAGATTTTTTCAGGTTTATAACCCGGAATGCTTCCAACTTCCACTATCCCGCTGACTTCGTTCTCCAGGGCAGTGATGACGGCGTGTATTGGGATGATCTTGTTGCGGTCGAAGGATTAAGCGGCTTGAACTACCGCCAGCCCTCTCCCACGTTCTTCGTCCCGAACGCTCAGGCATATGTGTATTATCGTATCTATATCACCAAGCAACAACGCTCCACTACCGCTGCCGGGACTTATTGGGTTGGTATGGCGCAAGTGGAGCTTTGCCAGCTTATTGACCCCGGTTGGACACCCGGAGGAGGCGCTCAGGGGGTTCTTGCGGCTATCCTGGGAGTTGATTTGGCTGACATCGAAGAGTATATGGGACAACCCATAGCCGACCTCAGCGACATAGGAGGCCTGCTTACATCGTAAGGAGGATCACAATGGCTGCTAAAAAGGTAACGCTGGACCCCGGAGCGGACACGACCGGGTGGGGTGGTTGCGAGTTCTCCCCCCACCCTTCCGGGAAATGCCCCTACCACAACAGGGTACTGGAATGCGCCCGGCATGATGTAGGTTGTCGGAAGCCAGAGGAGGGCGGACAATGAATCAAAAACAGAAAGGAGAATGCTTTTTGGTAGTAGGTCCCGAAAGCGCCGGGAACCGGTTGGCCGCTTCGTTGTTAGTAGCAGCTGGGTGCCACGGCCAAGCCGCTACGGACCAAGAATGGGACAAAACTTTGCCAAAAGGAGAAAGCCCCGCAGTTGTAATTCGGAGCTTCCCCCACGGTGATGAGTGGCCTCACCTTCGCAACCTTATCCGAACGCTGGCCATGAGGGACTACCGTGTGACTTTGGTAATCACAGTCAGAGAGCCCAAAGCGTTGGCCTCCTCCCAGGTTTTTCGGGGCCACTGTAAGCCCGGAGAAGCGGAGAAGCGCATCAAAGACGCCTACCGGCACATTGTCCGGGATATAGGACCGGCTGACGATTTCGTTTTTTGGCCTTACGAAGCTGTGGCCCTGGACCCTCAAGAAGCGGCCAACGGTCTTTTTGAGCGGTTGGGACTTCCTCCCACAGATGTTTCGACGGTAGTTGTTGACCACGAAAAGCGCCCCGTTACAAACGAGAACGCTAAACACTACTGATTTCACGGTTGTTATGTAATGGCTCCAGCCCGGTGTGGATTCGCCTCCCCCACCGGGCTATTTTTTATTTGGAATTTTTGTTAATTTGTTTTGCACTGGCTCCGAACTTGCTCAAGGCTTTCTGGGCGTACTCCAAAGACTCGTTAAGCTCCTTGAACGAGTCTCCCAGAGCGGCAGCAAAGCGCTCTATTGATAGCTGGAGTTCGATGCCTTGCCGCATCAAGGTCCCTTTCGTGGCTTCTAACAATTGGGCGTCCGTAGTCCCTAGTGGTAACGGTCCCAGGCGTTCTCTTAACCGCTTCACAAGTTCTTTTTTCATTACCATTCCCCCTTCATAGCTTGATCTATAATCTCCCGTGCACGGTCTTTCTCGTTTTCGTTACAAGGAGGGTATCCGTTACCCTCCAACAGCCACCGAAACCGTTTGGCATCTGCTTCCACACTTTTATCAACCATCATGCCTCCTCCCCGGTAAAAAGTCTGGCCCTGACGGGTGTCAAATCGACCGGGGAGGGTTCCCCCTTTCTTTTTAAAGGTTGGCGTTCTCAGGGCCAGACAACTGGGCTTAATGGGTATCTACGGCGCTGACCCCGTCCGACTTCAAACGGACCCCGATGCGCAGGTCAGCCCCTTCGATTTGGTCAGGGATGTGGCTGATCATGATGATCTGGAGGCCCAGCTTGTCGCTTATCTCCTTGATCATCGCGGCTCCCTTCTCCGGGAGGTCCCCGCCTTTCAGCCACTTCAACGGTTCGTCGAGCACCAACGTGTTACGGGTCCGGGGTTGTCCCAGGCTCCAGAGCGCTACCCGGAGGGCGAACGAAGCGACATCCACGGCGCCTCCCCCGCTTGCCCCCATCGGGTCCATTTCGGCACCCCCGCGAACGAAGAACAAGTCAGCCTCCGTTCTCCCCCGGCGTTGTGTAAACTCGACCTTCAATTCATACGGGTCTTCAAACACCGCTGCCATCGCTAAGGTCACGAGTTCGCTGACGTGATATTCCAACTCCGATTGCGTCAGCTGCGCGACATTTTGGATGATCGTCTGGGCCTCCTCGCAGTAGATCGACCGGAGATGAAGCTGCTTGACCGCTTCCCCGTTCGTTTCCAGGTCCCGCCTGATCTGGTCCCGGCGCCCTTTCTTCCGCTCCAGGGCCTGACGGAAGAACTTGATGTCATGACTCCCAGTCATAATTCTCCTCCAGTTCCCGGACCGTGTCCTCAATATCGGTCTGGAGGTCCTGGGCGTCCCGCTCCAGCTGGCGCAACTTCTTCTGGGCCTCCTCTACCGTTTCGGCGCCGAACTCTTTTTGCAGCTGCTCCCGGAGCTGTTCCAGCGCCCCCTCCGCTTTATCGGCCTGCTGCTTCGCTTGTTCCAGGCGGCGCCTCATCTTCAACAATTTATCTTCTACACTCATGGCTATCTTCTCCTAAGTTGACGGGTGGCAAGAAAAACTTGAAAGTCAGACAACGGCCCCTCACCTTCCCGGTAGATCGTTTTCAGGACCTTTACCCCGTGACCAGAGCCGCTGAAACGGATAAGCGCTTTGGCCGCATCTACCGCTTGGGGTTCCGTATTACACCGGTGGAAACTTCCTTGGGTACAACACACAAAATACTCTTCGCGCATAGCAAATTCTCCTGTGGTTAAATTCCAAGTGCGTCAAATTCCTCCTTGATTCTGCGGAACATTACCGGGTGGCAATAAATTACGCCACGGCTCATATCGGCGTAAACTTCGTCAGACGGTTTGGAGTGCCAGTTGTGGAGGTCTTTCTTCCACTTCTTGCGGATTCGCTTGCTTTTCGACCGGGGGAAGCGGGATTGTACCAGCTTTATCATATTGGGGTTGGGGATAACCTTGATGCCCCCTAAGACCCCAAACGCCTTACTGCCGAACGCCCCTGGGTTGGTCATCGGTATTTTGCTCATGCGTTCTCCCCTTTCACGGCGTCCCAAACCAGGTCCTTGACGCCTCTCCTGACCCGGTTCTTACTGAAGAACTCTTCCAGGTTCTTCTCAAAGCTCAGGCCGATTTCGATGTCACCGCAAAGCCGGGTAACAAAAGCCTCAATCCGCTCATCCCGGTCCGCTACGGAGTCCAGGTGCTCCCGGCTCACCACGCCCTCTTCGATAGGCACGAAGACTTGCTCAACGCTGTTGTCTTCGGCGTACCATAGGAAGACGCACGGCTTGTGGTCAGCTTGGTCGGCGTTCGTCCGCATCAGGGACCCCGGATTGATTAAGAGGCGCCCGTTGTCCTCCGCAATAAACGTCTTGTGGTTATGGCCGGTCAGCACTATGTCGTACCCGGCCAACTTCTTCAAGAGGGTCCCGGCGCCGGGGTCGGTACAACCGGGCCAAGGCTTCCGACCGGAAAAGGTCATGATGTGGCATACAGCGATGTTCGGACGGTCCTTGAATACTTTGGCGCACGGCTCCAGAGGGGTCCCCCACGGGAAGCCGTGGATGCGAAACCCGTCCACCACCATGTCCTCCTCAAACAGAACCGTAGCGACTTTTGCCGCCTCCAATACCCGGAGGCCCGACTTGTCGAACATATCCAGATTGTGTGACGGCAGATCGTGGTTGCCGGCGACCGTATGGAACCGGCCCGGCATATGGGCTATAGCCCACTGTAACAGGAAGGGGCTGGCTTTCCAGTGGCAAAAGAGGTCCCCGGCGTCGATTATCGGGCACCCGTATTTGGCCTGGAGTCCTTCCAGCCATGCGATTTTCCGGGCCTGGGCTGCCCAAAAGTCATCAGTCCGGCAAACAGGGGTGTCTTCCCGGAGATGGATGTCAGCGGTAAAGATTGCGTCAGGTTTTCGGCTCACTTCTCCCTCCTTGGAATTGTTTGTAGGCAGAGGGGGCAAACGTCCGGCATAGCTTCTTCCAAATCTTCGGAAAGCTCCCTGACTTCGTCCTCCTTGCTCCTCCAGGTCTTTTCGGCCTCCTGGACCCCGTTAATGATCCACGACAGCCGCTTGATCTGCGCCCGGACCTTCTCCAGCTCCTCCAAACGGTCCTCAGCGGCGCAAAGGTTCGCTTCGGAGTCGGAAAGGACTTTTGCGGCTTCCAGGTCTACCGACCGGGAAAGGTAAAGGCTCACGGCTTCCTGGAGTTTCTTGATGTTCCTTTGAAGTCCGCGCCACTGGTCCAGCGAGTCGATAGCGGAGCACACACAGGATTCGGCCCTCAAGAGGACCTGCGCTGATTCCATTTTTGTCCGCAGTTGGCCAACTGTCTCTATGGTCTGGGCGAGTCCCTTTATTTGTCTGTCAATCGCCACCTTGCTACCAAACAACTGTTCTCCGGCCATAATCTTCGACTCAAGCGGGTCCAGGTAGGCGAACCCGGCCAAGGTCTGCTCCAGTTCCTCCCCCCGGTCCTGCTCAAACTTGAGCTTTTTGTCTACATCCAACTTGGTCCTTCGGATATTCGACATGGCCCGGTCAATCACGTCCAGATTGACGACCCGGTTGAGGATTTGCGCGACCTCCCCCGGCGAACTCCCTATCAAAAAGGGTCCGTCCATCTGGGCCTGGATATTGATGTCATTGAGCTGGAAGACCGCCCGGACCTCCGCTGGAACGTCTTGGCCGAACGCCCGGAACACCTGAGCCTCTTCATCTATGGTCCCGATGTGCCTGCGGATTTCGTAGCGGTTGTCACTTTTGGTTCGGATACGGGAAACGCTGACCGCCCCCTCCAGTTCAACCGTCACCTGGGTGTCCCCGCCCCAATAGCTTTGAAAGGCGTCCCCGGTCGGACGATTATTGACTGCCCAATTCATCGCCCTCAACAAGGCGGTCTTCCCGGAGTCCGACAACCCGACGATGGCGTTGACCCCTTCGTGGAACTCCACCCGTGAATGTTTATGGCTTTGAAAGTTCCAAAGCTCCACTGCCTTGATCATGGCTTCTCCTCCTCCCGGAACCTGACCCACGCTTGCCGGCCTTTGTGCCAGCGGTAGATTCGTTCATGTACCCGGTTCTTTTGCATCGAAAAGATAAAGGCGGGGGCGTCCTCTTCGGGAATGACGTTCAACATATCCATAACGTCCAGAACAGGACCATGGCCCATACCATAGCCCCCGTTGCCTTTGGCGTAGCCGATAGCGTACACTGGGTCAGTCTCTTCCTCCTCCTCCGGTTCGTCGGTTTGACCGGGGTGGTATTCATCAGGAAGCGCCTGGTACACCGTTTCCAGAACGACCGGCCAGGGCGCCCAGCCGGTAGGAACCCACCCCCGGTCGGACAGCCTCGTGCCGGTTTCGTCGTTCCATTCCCCGTGGTGCCAGTCTTTTACCCGGTATCCCGAAGTGATAAAGGTGTCGTGGGGTGCTATGTACCCGGAAGGACCGGTGAGCAAAACAGGCCAATCCCACGGCGCCGTTTCTATCGGTCGAAAGTCAATCTGAGTTGGGGCGTACACCCGTTGTTCGGCGTTCAAATTATCTTTACCCATTGGCTCCTCCCATAATGCCACCGGTGGGTCCGGTTTCCGTGTTCGTCTTCAACAAATATCGGTTTGCGGGGTCCGTTATCCTCCGGGGCTTCCGGGAGGGTTGTGCGGGTTCTCCTGACGGGCTTCGGGGCAGGTTTATTGAACACGGAGCACTCCGGGTCGTTTAGCATCGACAACCCGCTGTATCCTCCCCCTTTATATTTGTGGAGCTGGGCGTGTGACCCGTCCATCTCCGGGTCAGCCAGCCACAGGGTTTCGTTCCCGCACTTCGTACACCGCCACACCCGGTGCTCCCCCCGTACTTCGTCGGTTGGTTCCAAGTCGGTCCAGGGGGAGCACAAATGACATCGGCGCCCGTACTTGCTATTGTGAGAACCCGTTACAGCCATGACGCCTCCTAATAGCGCTCAAAAAGCTCTTCCAGCTTCGCCAGTTGTTTTGGGGTAAGGTCCCGCCCCAGGTAGAACTTTGCCTTGATGTCGCAGATAAACTCCTCAACCCATTCGTTGTCGATAGTACCGGCGACGACCTGGGCCTCAAGTTTGTCGATCATCATTTTGATTCGTTGCTTTTCGATAGGCGCTGTCATAGTCCTTTCCTCCTCGCCCACTCCGCGATTAAGATGCCGTCAGCGTCCCCCCGGAAGTATTGGCGAAGATGGGGGAAGAGCCGGCAACCAATATCAAAGCTGGCCTTTTTCAAGGCGTCCCCCTTCACCCCTTTCGGGAGGAGGACCTTTTGCCAGTCCCGGCTATCGACAAACATATGGGGGATGTCCAGGGCCTCCAGAACGATCAAAGTGGCCTCCAACGCCCGGAGTGCCGAAGTGGAAGCAGCGAACCGGCCCGGATTAACCATGGGGCGCTCAAGTACCGCGAACGGGTTGTCCAGGTTTCGCAGCTCCTCTTTGAGTTGTTCGGTATCAATCCGGGTTATGTTTTTGGCGCTTTTCTGGTAGTTGAGGCAGCTGAAGGTTGGGACCGTAAAACTGGCGCTTTCCGTCCCGATAGAGTTGACCCAACCGACCGAACCGGAAACCCCGTTATCAATTCCGATGTACGTTTTGTTGCTCAGGCCGTTGGTGTTCGTCCGGGCCATGGGTCCCTCCTTCCATAACAGATTCTTGAGCGGGTTTCGGCTCGACCTTCTTCTGGCCGGTATCGAACGCCCACAGCAATAGCAGATAGATAAGCGCAAGGATTACAAAATGAATAGGTTTCATGCCCCCTCCTAAGCGTAACGGGGCTGGCGTTGGGTCTTCACAGAGCGCTCCCGCTCCCTCCAGCATCGCCCAGTCGCTTTGATAAGTTCGTCGTGAAGTCCGTCTTCTTCAATAGCGGCTACAAGCTCCGCTTTTTTTAACTCCAGGCCCAGGTCCTCCGCGATGATGGAATGGCCTTTTTTCTTCCACCACTCCTCCTTGATGAGGAAGTCGATGCAGGACATGATGTCGTCAATACCATAATCGGTATAAATTTCAAATTCAGCTTCCCGGAGCTTCCCGGTCACGGAGTTCTTTTTGAGCTTCGCCAGCGACTTCGTGCCGACGACCAGACCGCCCCGCTTGATGTCGCCGGTCTTCGCCATACGGATTTGATGATTGGAATAGAAGAAAGGGGCCTCACCGCCGGCAGTCGTCCAGGGGTCGGAGAAAGGCTGAGCGTTGAGCTTTTGACGGAGTTGCTGGATAATGATAAGGAGCGACCCGGTAGCCTTCAGCTGGTTGTTAACCATACGGAGGACCTGGCCGGCAATCTTCGCCTTTTCGGTCCCGTAGCTGCCGGCAATCTTCTTGGCGGCTTCCTCGCTTTTGGCCATCGCCAGGGCTTTCCGCATCTCCTTCTCCAGCTCTTCGTCACTTGAAAGGGAGTCGAAGCTGTCCAGAACGTAGATGAAGGGCTGCTCTTTCTTGATGAGGCCCAAAATGTTCGCTTGGAAATGCTGGATACCGGGGCTGTTACCGTTCGGGGGTTCCACGATACGTTCAGCGGTTTGAGGGCCAAAGAGGTACTTGAGGTCAAACGCCCTCCGCTCCTCTGCGTCGTCGTGGATGAGTTTGTAATCATCGAAGCGGGGGAGCAGCGCCGCCTCCGCTAACGAAGTGAGGGCCAAAACCGTCTTACCGGAGGAGCTGGCACCGGGTATCGTTTCGATGCCGCCCAATAGGTAGCCCCCATAAGGGTTTTCAGAACACGCAAGATTGAGGAGCGTGGAACCCGTGGGCGCCAGCTCCTCCGTCTTGTACTTTCGGACCGTTCGCTCAGGCTCCTTGCGCCGGGTTGATTTGGCGACTTGATCGGCAAGAGCGGCGGTGTCCACGGCAGCTTCGTCGTTATGCGGAATATTTCTTGCCATCCAAAAACCTCCTGAACGAATTTTTATCAATGTACCAACGGCAACCGGGTCCCCCCGGCTGGATACCAAGTTCGTGCTTCCCTACCCAATCCAGAAGGGTGGCCAGGGTCACTGAAATACCCCGTTTGCCGGCCATGTCCAGTGCCTCCTGGGCGCTGATATAGTGCTTAGCCGCTTCTCCGGTCGGCACGCTTGTCCTTGTTCTTTTAACCATAAAGCCCCCTTTTGGTAGAGGGGGGCAGGTTGTTCCCCCGCCCCCCCTTTCGATTTAACGGCGCCGGGAGCCTTTCAAAGCGTCCGCTGCATCGCGGCAGGCTTCCCATTTGTCGCATTCAAAACATTGATCCAGCTTGTCGCAATCCTCGCCCCAAGTACCGCCGTGGGGGCATTCGTCCACGTCGAACGGAGGGTCATCAGATTTGCCGGCATCGTCCTGTTCCGGTTCGTTGCGGGTGCGGCCACGACCCCGGCTGGGTTTTTCCGGTTCAGGTTCCGGTTCTTCTTCGGGTTCAGGACGGGAGCGGCGGGAGCGTGTCGGCTTCTCCGGTTCCGGTTCTTCTTCGGGTTCGGTACGGGACCGACCACGACCCCGGCTGGGCTTCTCCGGTTCCGGTTCTTCTTCTTCGGGTTCCTGGCGACTGCGGCCACGGCCACGGCGGGGTTCAGGTTCCGGTTCTTCCTCCGGTTCGGTACGGGACCGGCCCCTGCTGCGGCTGGGTTTCCCTTCCGGTTCCGGTTCCTGGCCGTCAGGCTCTTCTTCTTCCCCATCCAGCTCAAGGAAAACCCGCTCCAGCTTTTCGTAGGGGAGAACAACCAGGATTTCGTTGAGGTCGGCTACTTCGTCCAGGACGGACTCCGGGAAGTCGTCACGCTCAACGAAGTCCACACGGGAGGCTTCCAGGTATTTGTTCTTCATGAAAGTCTCTTCGGACATACGGACCTTGACCGTGAAGCCCCCTTCCAGGTCCGCAAAACCGGCCCACTCTTCATCGCCCTCCCGCACTTCCTCTTCGATCTTCTTGCGGAAGTTGGCATAACTGAACTCCAGGAGTTCCACGCCATCGGCGCCGTCAATATTGAAGAGGTCTTTGTGCTGGGGCTTGAGGTCACTGATGAGCTTTTCATCAGCGTTCGGGTCCTTCATCAGCCGCGCACGCTCTTCGCAAATCGGGCAGGCCTTTTTGATCGTCCGGGGGCAAAGGTAGCTCTTTTGATCGGCGCCGATGCCGTGATGAACGAAGATGGAACGCTGGTACCACAGATCACCCGCATCCAGGTCCATATCCTTCGTGGCGGTATCGGGTATGGTCATGGCCGATTTGATTTCAAACGGGAGAATGTCCAGCTCATTCGTCCCCTTCTTGAGCTTGGCAAACTTGATGCCCTCCGGCAATCGGAGATAGCCCCCGCCACCGCTGTACTTGTTCTCCTCTGCGCGTTGGCGGACCTTATCCCTCATGGAACTTCTGCGTGCGCTTTTGTCTCTTCTTGCCATAGTCGGTTCTCCTTATTGGTTGTTGTCGCGTTCTGCGATTTTGGATTGGATGACTCCAAATAGTTCGTTGATGCTGAGGTCTTCGGCGGTTTGGGGGTTCCGTAAGGTCACATCACCGCCCAAGGCCAACCGGAGTCGAACTTCAGGAGGGGTCCTGGGGAATTGGTATGACGGGCAAGCGTCCCAGGTCAAAACGTCGGTACGCTCCACCACCGTGTATGTTTCGACCTCCAAAATGTACGGCGTCCCCAGGTCCGTCTCCGTTCCGTCCTCAAAGCGGACAGCCACGGTGCCGTCCGCTTTCCCTATTAGACAACATACGGTCCCCATTGCCTTAATCCGTCACAGCGCTACAACGGCAGTGGGGGAGGAGGTTGGTGGTGTCCAGCAGGTGCCGGTCCTCTTCGGCTTCGGAGGCGGTTTGTTGCGTGCGTTCAAAAAGTTGCGGAACCCATAAACCGACTTCATGTTGCGGAAAAAATTGGTGATCGGTCGAAGTATACTGCTCATGGTCTTCCCCTCCTGAACTTAAAGGTTATTGGGTGCGGCGGGTGCGCCTGGGGCGCTCTTCGGGTTCGGGTTCGTCCTCTTCCTGGCGCTTGCGCCGGTTGAGGCGGTCGTGGATGCGGTCTTGGGTAGCGCTTCGGGCGGTTTCCCGACCGGTGGCCAGAGCCTCCTTTGTCGCTTCGCTGAGGTTCCGGGGTTCCGTAGGTCCTGCGAAGTAGGACATGCCGTGGAGTCTGACCAGCTCTTCCAAAGAGGTCTTCCGCTGATTGAAAGCAAAAACAGCGTTCTGGAGCAAGTTGGCTTCGTACTCCGCTTGAATCGCGGCTTCCTTCGCCTCCTTATGCCGGGGGTGGTCCCGGTAGTAGGCTTCAATCTTTTGCGCGGACGGTTTCCCGTCCAGGGTTTCCTCTGCCTCCTTGATGAGTTGGGACCGAACTACTTTGACGTTTTGTTCGGCGTGTTTGAATTTCCGCTGGGCCTGGGCCGAAGCCCGACAATAGCGCATATACAAGCCGGGTTGCTCCAGCCACTCAACGTCCAGGGCATCGGGGTCAATCTGTAAATCACGTTCAAAGTCAAGCTCTTCCATTTGGCGCTCCTTTCGTGTTTCCGAAAATATAAACTAAAAATATCTGATAGGCAAGTAAAAACTATATAAACTAAAAATTTTTTACGCCTCAAGCGCCTCATAAGCTGCCATAACGATACTGGACCGCCCGTTGTTCCAGGTCGGGTCCCGGAAGCAGTCCATTACAACGAACGCTTGAGCGGCGTCCTTCGGGGAGTTGATAAGAACGCTGGAACAATATCCCAGGACCGCCAACCGGGTTTTCTCCGGGTCCTCCTTCTCCAGGCCCTTAATGATCTTGGCCACGTCCGTCCACTTCTCCCGGCGCATCAACGCCCGGCACAGGTCGATAACGGCGTTGGCTTGTTGGGCCTGCTGTTCTGCCGCCTCCTTCATATCCTCCGGGGGAAGGTCGATGATTTTATCCAGGATTTGAAGAGCGTTCCGGCAGCTGCCCATAGAGTCCTGGGCTATTTGCTTGATGATGTCGGGCGGGATTCGCTTGCGCTCACTCCCGGCGATTTCCCGGAGGAACGGCACCATGTCGTCTTCGTCCAGAGGACTTACTTCAAAAGTAGCGCAGCGCCCCCGGATAGTCCCCAGGAGCTTTTCCGGGTCCGTAGTAGCCAAGAGGAAGTACACGTGGTCAGGGGTGTCTTCCAGAGCCTTCAAGAGGGCGTTTTGACCGTCCTTCGACAGCTGGTGGCATTCGTCCAAGAGCCAGACCCGGCAAGGTCCCCCGCCCATAGGCTTAAACATCATGTTGCGGCGAATTTCCCGGATAGTGTCGATGCCCCGGAAGTCAGCGGAGTCCACTTCACAATAGTTCTCTTCGGTGGCCCCCAGCCGCTCCGCTACGATACGGGCCAAAGTTGTCTTCCCACAACCGGAAGGACCGGTGAAGAGGAAAGCGTGCTGGATGTTCCCCCTGTCACGGGACAGAACGGCGTCCAGCGCTTTGACCGTTGCGCGGTTCCCAACTACTTCGTCAAGGGTGCGGGGGCGGTATTCGATTGCTAACGACATTTGTTGTCCTCCTTATATATCCCAGCGAGTTCCTGGGACGGGTTTGAGTTCGATTTTAACAGAGCGTTGGAGAAGTTGTTTGGTGCTTCCGATAGACGTGATGTCCAGGCTCTGTAAGTTGATTTCCTCCACTAGCGCCCCGGTTTCACTTTCCAGGTTCGCCAAAATGAAGTTTATCTCTTTTTCAGCTTTCACTACCGGGTCCACTTTTGCCTCCTTCGATTTTGGGTTTGTAGGGAAGTTCTCCCCCCGGAGTTTCCAGGCGGTCGATGACACATTGGCCTTCGGGGCAAAGCCCGCAAGGTCCGTCACACCGCCTTTCGTTAGAAAACGGGCAGATAAAGCAGGCCATTACTCCTCCTTTTTAGCGCAATCCGCGCATTTGTAGTCATACATCTTACGTCCCCGGCTGTCCCGCCTACCTGTAAACTTGTTTTTGACCCTACCAAAGACGGGCTTGCGCTTCTTACAAATGGGGCAATGAAAAGTCGGGTTGGCTAACATGCTCATGGGGCCTCCTTACTTCGACGGGTCGAAGGGCAAATAATGGGGGTTGAGTCGGTGGTTTTCCAACAGCTCCCGTTCCTTGTCCACATCCCGGTTGATGGCGTCCGATTCCCGGAACTTCTCCGGGTAGCGCAGGCGCAGCTTATTGATATTCATTGTGAGGAGTTCGTCCATGGTAGTTCTCAGCACGTCGATAGCCAAACCGGCGTACCACTGATTGTCCCCTACCTCTTCAGCAGCGTTTACCAAATCCAACGGCCTGCCGTAGAAGATGTGCTTTTTCAGCATATCCAGAAGCTCCGCAGCTTCTGTGGACAGGCCCATAGCGGCGTGAAGCAGCCGGACCGTTTGGGGGTCTTGGAGCCGCTCAAGCAGTTCGGGAGTGATGGGGGAGTCCGTCCTGAGAACGTGCTCCACGTAGTTGTAAGAGCTGATCGGGGACCCCTTTTCAAACCGGCTGAAGTCTATGCAATCGGCGCAGGCGCCTTTGTACGGGTCTTCCTTGAAGTGCGCGCATTTAGAACAAGTGCTCATTTCTACTCCTCCTCTTCGCACAGGCGGTGGTGTGCCATTTGAGCATAGTGGGCTATTTTCAACAGGTCCCGCTTCTGCTCTACCAGACCCCTGGCGCTCCTGCCAAACCGTTTGTAATACCTCCCAACCTCTTCCATAAGCCGGGCAGCGTCCGACTCCGCATGGAAGTCTTCCCCTTCATCCCCGTATTGGGGGACCACGTACCCTTCGATGTGATTGAGGACTTCCTGGGCGAAAATACCCCAACGCTGCCCCTTCCGGGAGCGGGTTGGGTTTCTGAACTCATCTTCCGTCCCAAGCTCCTCCATGAGGGTCTGGTCTACTTGTTTGCTTTCATAAGTCATCGGTGAATCCTCCCTTCTCTTTCTTTGGCTTGAATAATCCTTAGTAAATGAGACCTTTCTTTCTGTTCTCCCACTCGATTCCGCAGAACTCCAGGACCTCCCGGAGGCCCAGTTGGAACATGCAATACTCCCACTGTTTAGGGTGCGTGATTTGCATCTTTTGAAACCGGTTCGGGTTCGTTTCTAAGTGCGCCCCGAACGCACAGAACATGCAACCGGTTCTTACGAGTCCTGTGGTGCGGAGACAGCCGTCACAATCTTCTACAATGTCCCCGTAGCACCCTGCTATCTCCACTTTGTTTCTTACTAAGTATTGAAGAACGTGCTGAGCACTCCAGAAGGTTATCGGATTGGATACCGGGCGCTTCAAACTGTAGGCGTTACAGCCGTGTTGAATGAAGGCATATTCCCGGTTGCGCCCTTCCTGCGCTGTGGACCCAACAAAAGGAACTAGACCGCCGTGCTGCTTGGCAAATAGGTTCAGCGGTTGCGTCTTCATTACCTTACAGCACTTGTGGCTGATTTTAAACGGAGCGTCAATAAGGTATTGCCACTTGTCGCTTATCTTCGCCGTAGGGGAGGCGGTGCCGTCAGATCGAATCCCTGTGAGCCGCAGGCGCCGGGTGTGCTCGTTGTTGCCCGTTCTCACGCGGATTTCAGATATGTACTTGGCCATGCGCTTACTCACTACCGGCCAGCCGTACTTCTCTATCACTTGTTTAAATGACATCTTTGGGCGAATGACGATCATGTTGGGAGTTCTCAAGTTAAGCTCCCTGACTTCGGGGTACTCAAGGCCGGTATCGCAGAACACCCCTGGCACTTCTGGGTACATCGTCCTGACCAGGTGTAGAAGGGCGTGACTGTCCTTCCCGCCCACCGACACGTACACGTTCCCATTCCAGTATTCGTACCAAGCCCGGATTCTACGCTCAGACATGCGCACGACTATGTCCAAGGGCATTCCTTGCCTCTGGTGCAGGTACATAGTTTTTAGCTGCTCCATGGTCAAGGTTTTCGGTATGACTTCAACTGGTTTTTCGTCGTCTTCAAATAAACCAAATGACATGACTGCTCCTCCTTCTAAGCGACTTTTAGCACCCAATCTTCGCTCTTATCGTACCATGTCCCGTCTACCGGGGTGGCTTCGATTTCGACGTCAAGTGGTACGTTGATCCAATCCCAGTGCGCCGGCAACCGCTCCTTCATGTAGTAATTGAGCCGGTCTAACACCATTTGTTCTTCGTCGGGATGGACGTCCAGCATGACATCGTCATAGATTTGATTACAAACCCGGCTGTCCCAGCCCTCTTTCATAGAGTCTTCGTCCAGCCAGATTATACATTGGAGAAGGCAATGGAAAGCGCTTCCCTGTACCGGATAATTGATGACTTGGTTTCGGGACATAACGCCTTGGCACCGGAACCCGGTCAGCGTGTCGAAGTACCCTTGCTTATGGTATTGCTTCAGCCACGCCTCTTTCCAGGCGGTGTACTTCGCCCACTTCTTATTCCACATCCAATCCTCTACCGATTCGACATGGCACTCAAAGTCTTCCAGGTCCCGGAGGCCCTGGGCGATGAGGTGATCACGCAATTGGGTCCCGTCCGGTAAGACGTGGGTGGGCTTCAAGGAACTATGCCAGAGGTTCCGGGCGCAGTTCCTCCAATAATCCCCGTAAAACTCCGGGAACACGTACTCATTTTTGCCGCTGTGACGGATGTGTTTATTGACTTGCTCCTTTGTAAGTAGGTAGAGCTTCATGGCCATGTCCCGGTGCATGTCCTTCGTTTTGTCGGCCACGTATTCGATCATATTGGGGTCGTGGTGGTAGCCGCAAGCGATACCGACTTCAATGCCCTTAAAGTCGGCAGCGATTATCTTATGACCGGGGCGGGGCTTAATCGCTCTGCGCACCAGCTTCTTGATTTCCGGGTTCCGGTTCGGTATGTTCGCCAGGTTCGGGGAGTCCGTGGAAGGACGGAACGTGGCGGCAATATGTAGGTTGAAGTTGGGGTGGATAATCCCGTCCACTTGCTCCCGCATCAAGCTGGCCAAGTAAGTATCCTTAACCTTACCCAGGCGCCTGATACGGAGGAGGTCCTGAACTTCGTCAACATCTATCGCGTCCAGCGCCTCCTCATCAACTGACGGGTTGTCCCCGGTATTATCGCAGAAGCTGCAGCCCTTCCCTTTACACATACGACACGAAGAGCCGGTGAACTTCGACGGTTTAACGCCCATATGACCGAAAAGGACCTCAGCCAGCTGGGGGTTGGAGTCCATATTGAAATTTCGACCGAACGCCCTGCGCCACCGGGTCACTAGGTCGGACTCCATAAGGTTCTTGCGGATATGTTCGATTTGCCTATCCAGATGCTTGGAAACCTTTTCGCAATATGGAATGTCAAGATAGAGTCCCGCCCGTTCTACACGGGCCAGGGCCTGGATGCCTTTATGGAACAGGTCATAGGCGTCCAAGTTCGTAGCGGTTATTTTCAAGTTCATCCTAAAGCCTCCCACTTCTCCGCTGGGCAGTCCTCATGGGGCAGCCAAGACTTAATTTCAACGAAACAGCCGCAAAGGAAGCACCGCTTTGTTCGCGGCATGTAGCTGGGGCACGTCCGACATGTTTTGATTCGCGTCTTCCGCTCCCTCCGGGTGACGATACTCCCGCCCGACCAGAGGAACCAGAAGACCGCCTTCAAGAACGTCTTTGCCATTGTCCATTTAGTAGGGCGCACCCTTACTGTATCGGTCATACCCCATCGCCTCCATTTGTAGCAACGCAAGTTTATATTCAATAAGGGAGTCCACCCCGTTATAGATCAGCAAATCCTCCCTGGGGATTTCGTCTATGCGGTTGAAGCTGTTGGAGTCCTTCTCATCCACCCCCCGCAAAAAGGGTTCGATGTGGGAGGAGTAGTCCAGAAGACCGAACCGGACATATGATTGAAACTTGAGGCCGGTTATCCCCTCCCGGTTGTCGAGAATATGCGACACCAACATCGTGTCCCACTCCCACCCGTCCACCGGGCATCCTATTATTTCGTTGGTCCAGTTGTCTTCAAATTTAAGGTTTTGGGCGACCTTTGGAATGTCCGGGTCCATCATAACCTGGCGATACAAAGAAAGCGGCTTGCCCCCGGTCGGCATATCGAACGCCCAGCAGGTCATGTCCCCGACACAAATGGAGCAGCTGACTATCCGGTGCCCTTTCCGATGGGGCTTCAATCCGGTCGTTTCGTAGTCGAACGCCATGCGCTCCTTCCACTCCAAAAGACCTTCCAGACGTTCGCAAAGGAGCTTGGGGCTGTCGATGATCTCAATCAGCCCCGCTTCGTCCGGGAACCGTGGGACCGGCTTATCCAGCAGCTTGAGCGCTGCTTTCAAATCGGCGTTGAATATCTGCTCAATAGCCGGGTTCTTCTCCTCCCGGATAACGTAGCTGGGGTGGAACATCGGAACAACCCAGGCGCCGGTTTCGCGGTCGGGGATATGCCAGCC